TTTAAATTATCAAGAACAATGTCTAGTGTTCTACCAGATTCATCGTGTGTTATTGCCTCATTGACAATATCATCAATAGCCATCTCCAACTCAGGATGATTTGCCATTTCACGATATCTAGAAACTAGTTCTATTTCATTGCGAACAGAACCTTCTAAATCGACATATGTTCCGTAGTGAGCGTTTTGGGTAATGGTAACTGCACCATCATCCATTGTCTCCGTTGGAAGTGCGAAAGATGGTTGTCCAGGTTCTTGTGCCTGGACAACATCTTTTTTACCTAAAGTAAAACCGAAAAGTTTAATAGCCATTAATATACCATTCTAAAAAATGTGAGAGGACCAAACCGGTCCCCTCTATCACACTACGCCAGATTCTACGGCGTCCCACCATTGATAGGTGAGAGTTACAGAAAACTCTTCAATAGCATCGTTAGAGCCCCAATCAACATCGATTGCTGTAACATCTGTTGGAAAGACACCTACAAATTTATATTTCTTTAAAGTGTCGCCTTGTTTGCCGTATTGAGTAACAGAAGCATCAACAGCATAACCTGATGGTGCTAATGCAATTGGATTACGGACATTAAGATTATGACTATTGATACCGTTCATCCATCTTTCGAAAGCGTTACGGACTGCAAAGTCTTCATCGTTAATAACTGTAATTGTCCAATCTGCAAATGTTCTGTTGCCTGCAAACTTTAATTCTCTGCCAAAGTATTGGACTGGCACAACACCAATTGTTGCTCCTGGTAACTGTGCAGTCTTACACATAAATGTTAATTTTGTTTGTGCATTTCCTGGCGCAGAGAACGCAGGGAAAGGCATAGAAATTTCAAACAGATTGGGACGGGCACCGTCCCCTGTCATCTGACTTCTAAATTCGTTTACTGAAAATGCCATGTGATTTCTCCTGTTTCTCTATTTATTAAAACTTCCCAACAACTTCATCAAACGATACGCCTGTGCGAACCGCAACAAAGTTAAGTTGGATAAAGTTGATTGAGCGAGCAGGTTTAATGTAGATATCACCAACAAACTCATTACGGTCGATGATTTCACCAGTATTATTGGATTCATCACAGACTACTTTAAAGTCGGTAATACCACGGCGACCTTGAACATCACGCAAGAATGGTTCTACGAGTGAAACAAATTGCGCTCTTGTGAATTGGTCATTAAACTCGAACATTGAGAATCTAGCTGCTCTTGCAATAGATTTCTCCAACACAATGAATAAACGGCGAAAATTAATGCGGTCAAACGCAGATGGTTTAGACAACAATGTTTTGTCACCGAATAGAACTGTGCCTTCGCCTTGGAATGAAACAACAGGATTAATACCTTTAATATACAAATCATCTCTGTTTGTTTTTGTTGGATTCCATGCAAGTTTAATTACATTCTTAATGATACCTCTATTCAAACCACCTGGTGAGTACCATGGGTCTCTTTCAAGGTCTGTTCTTGCACATAGACCGGCAACATCACCGTTCATTGGTACCCAACGGTAAACATCAGAATACTTATCGTATTGATATTTCCAGTTAGAATCTAAAACGGCATATGATGAACTTGTTAATGAATTGCGATATGTTGTAATAGCTGTTGTTTCAGAGCCTGCGTTATCAACAACATTTGATTTTGGTGGTGATAAGAATACTACGCAATCTTTTCTTGATTCAGCAGTTGAAATAAGAGCAGTTGAAAGTGTAGTATCTGCTGGTCCAGAAACAATCAATGCAATGTCAACAGCTTCTGCATTATTAAAATAGTCATATGCAGTTACCACATTAGCAGTTGAAATTGTACCATCAACACCACCAGACAATGATACTGTTACATTGGCAGTTAAGTTTGCAAATGCTGTTGCGTTTGCAGAAGAACCCCAAGAAGTACCTGTTGAGATAGTGGTTGGATGTGACATCCAGTGAATGTATTTTGATTTGTTTTGTAAAACTTGTTTGTAGTAATTTGCATTACCAGAATCGTCTTTAGCATCTAATGCTTTAGATACGAAACCAAACTTCTCAAGGACTGTACCTCTTGTACCTGTAAACAAACCGTCTTCATCAACAACAACTACATGAAGCTCATCAAAAGTACCACCTTTGTTTGAAACATAGGTAGAAGTTCCTGGTGCTGAAGTAAATTGTGTTGAGTAAGTCCAAGTTGAATATGTGTTTGCATCTGCAACAGAAACTTTTAAAGTGTTACCAATTGCACCCGGATAACGAGCAGCAGCAATACCATAAACAGTATTACCATCAGAACGATTATCTAACCAGTCATCCTCATTTTTAATAAGGACAACATTGTTAGAACCATTCGCAGTTGCGTTTCTTGTTGTTGTAATATTTACTGCACGAACAACTTTAAGATTGTTTGTGTATGCCAGAAAGTTTGCTGCTGAGAACCAGTATTCATAATTATTTGAATCAGGATTGCCAAATGTAGCGGCAAGCCTTACTTCGTCTGAAATTGTAATAATTTCACCAACTGGACCCCAAGCGAACGGTCCGGCAAATGCGCCAATTGAAGTGGCGACTGAGGGGACAATTGTAGTCAGGTCAATTTCTGATACATTTACCCCAGGTGATAGCTGAAATGCCATGGATTTCTCCTTTTGTTATCGGGTCAAATTCTATTTATTGTATATTTAGTTATTTAAAAAGTTGAGGAAGTATAACTTCTTGTCGACCAAACATCACCGCCATCTACTATTTCTTCTTCTTTGCGGCCGTCATCAAAGATGCCAACCGGTGCCAATTCTTCTTCTAGTAACATGTTTTGTTCTGCCAACATTAACTTTCTAATATCAATATTCGTTGATTCTTTAAAAAACGATTGTGCTGTCAACCACGCAAATAATACCAATCCCATTACTAAGTCATCATTGTTGCCCTCTTCCGCCGCATAACTATCTCTTACTCTTGTAAAAGTATTCATTTCTGCGATAGTATCAAAGTCATTAATAATCAACTTGTCGTTTTCTACTAATGTCTTTAAGTTTGCACAACCAATCTTTTTAACTGATTTTGTGGTCTTAATACCAAAACTGGTAGACCTCTTAAAACCAGAGGAGATTGCTTGACCTTTAATATGATGATGTTCTAATTTGTAGATATTTTCATATTCTAAATCGTAATGTAGAATATCAACAACTTGTTGACCAATGTTATTGGTCTCAATCAAAGCATACGCTTCGTTGTATTTCTTTGAAATCGAATAGATTACAGTTGGGAAAAACAACAAAGGCAATTTATTATTTCTATATTTAGCCACCTGCCTATACGGTGTTTGACTTGCATCAATCACATTGATTGTTGAATAGTCTTGTTCGACACCTTCTGCACAGTCTACTGTTGCAATGTATAGGTGGTCTTTTACAGGCTCTTCGTATATATCTAATCCGTCTATTGAAGATATTGGATTGTGGAATGCCAAACTTCTTAGTTTTGCACCAGAAATCAATGTTGCTGATGAACCAATAAATTCAGTTTCAAACTCTTGCCTAAACTGTTCTTCGCTAGTATTTCTAATAGTTTCATTTTTCCAAGCTTCATCTCTGCCTGGAACTTGAGACCAATGAACTTCAAGTGGTTTGTAAGTAGACCTACCTTCAATAGCATCAACCCACATTTTATAGAACATGTTTAGACCATTAGGGGTCGAAACAATAATAACTTTTGTAGTCTTACCTGATGAGATAACAGGGTAAGTAGAAGTAAAGAAATCTTGCGCCATGTTGTGTTGAACGAAAGCAAATTCATCCAAGAAAACTAGGTTGTAAGTACCTCCACGAACACCTGATGCAGAAGTCGCATATGCCCAAATCATTGAACCATTTTCTAATTCAATGTTACCTTTATTCCAAGTTTTAATGCCTTGTTGCAACCACAAAGGTAGATACTCATATGCATATTGAATTCTACCAAGAATCTCTCTTGCTAAAGAACCCTTGTTAGCAAGAATTGCAATCTTATAATCAATATTGAATAGAACACACCACAACATATAACCAACAGTTGTGGTTGTTTTACCAACTTGTCGAGGCATCTTACAGATAGAGAATCGGTTATTGTGAAACTCACTAACCATATTCTCTTGGAAAGGCCACATGTCAAATGAAACAAGACCTTTGTCCACATTGACAATCTTTACATAATTTCTAATAAAGTAAATTGGGTCTTCAGAACACTTTACAATTTCTGCAACTTGTTCTTCGGTGTAGGATATCTCTACACCTAATCTTTTTAGACTTGCATTACCATTATAACCGCCACCTAAATCAGACATTTTACTTTACTATACTTCTTAACATCCATGCTTTCTTCTGGTGAGCACCAAGAAGGTCTTGTAGAAAGTTTGATACGGCAGGTTCACCTGCTTGTTCTGCCAAAACAATACCTGCTCTTAATTGCATAATATATTTGTCGTTATCTGATTTCAATGTAACAAACATTGTGTGTGCATCTGGCACAGTTGTTGCTTCTTCAACAGCAGATAGTTCTTTAAATCTTGTAAATGAACCAGGTGCATATGCGTTTAATTGACGAATATGTTCTGCAATATCATCTGATTGATTCCAAACATCATTATAGAAAGTATCTAAAAAACCATGATATTGTGGAAAATCTGCACCCTCAATATTCCAATGATAGTTGTGTGCCTTTAAATACAAACCAAAATTTGTACCTAAAATTACTTTGAGTTGTTCAATTAATTGTTCCATAGTATCCCTATTTATTGTTCTTTATTACTCTTTAAAAATTTAACTAGTTCTGTTGTAGACCCAACAAAAACTGCCTTATCTACATTTATGTTTTTTGCATTATTTGATTCACCAGATAAATCTCTTTTTCTTTTTTGCACTTCAAGTAAGTCTTTATTCAAGTCAGAAAGATTCTTTATTAAACCAGCGGCAACTTCATATGCTCTTGGGTGTTCTGATTCTTTGGCAACATGCAAAAGATTATCCATTGCAACATTACCTTTTACAATTAGTTCTCTAATGTTTTGTCTTGCGAATTCTGCATCATCTTCAACAGGAGTTTTTATTTCTGCTGGTAATGTTTCAAACTGAATTGGTTCTACATCCAAAACATTAGATAGTTTTTCATTTAAATTGTTCATGTTATATTAGGAAAATTTGTAATCGTTTCTGAAAAACCAAATTCATCATCTGGTAATGCAGTAATTGGATTTGGTGTAGTAACAATTAAAACAGATTTCAATGGATTTGTATCCAATGAAACTATCTCATATGATGCATTACTCTTATCACCAACAATTTTATCACCAACTTTTAAGAAATCATTTAAATACCCAACAATAAGTGCTGCGG